CTATAAAGATTTAAAACCAGATGCATTCACAGAAGAAGTATTAGCTCGTCTTGGTGAATCAGCTCCTAATCATTCTATATGGCGTCGTGCAGTTGCAGCTATTAAAGAATTCCTATTTAAAAAAGGTTTATGGAATCCTAATCGTATGGATGTCCGTGATATTCTTGATCTAGTTAATCGCTCTACGCAGAAGTCTTTAGCAGGTGAAGTTAGACCTTTAACAAGAACTGATAACTTCAAAGCTTGGTTTGGTAAGTCTAAGATTGTAGATGGAGAAGGTGTACCACTACGTTTATATCACGGTACTTCAGAAAACTTTGATGTATTTAAACACCCTTCAGAAACTAAAGGACCAAAAGGTGGTTTTATTGATACACAAGGATTTTATTTTACTGCAGATCCTGGTGTTGCTGAAGTTTATGCTGATCACTTTGGAAGAAATATTAAATATGGCCCTAAAGGATTAATTAGAAAAGCCGCTAATCAAACAATTGTTCCTGTTTATCTACGCATGGAAAACCCTTTTGTTGTAGATATGAAAAAACCTTTTGATCATCCTTCTCATGAAGCAATTAAACAAGGAAGAATTGATAATGAAGTAATGACTAATTTAAAATCAAAAGGGTATGATGGTGTTATTTTAAAGAAAGATAATGGCAGAAATGAGTATGTAGCTTTTGATGCTAATCAAATTAAATCTGCTACAGGTAATCGCGGTACATTTGATATTGAACGTCCTGAAATACAGTATGCTAAAGGCGAAGAAAGAACTGCACCTATATCAGAACAATATAAAGCAACGAAAGTATTTGCATCTCCTGCTGAAGAAGCGGATAAGAGTTTCAAAGAACATGTAGGTGGTATATTAGACCGTGCAAAAAATATTGATAGAGGCACAATGGATCGTGCATTTACGGGAGCTCGTATTAAAGTAGCTAACCCAGCAGCTGGTGTTCAAACAGAACTTATTAGAAAATATAATGGTGCTGTAGTAGATGCTATGGGTAATATGAGAGCTGACATTGCTCATGATCAAGCACTTGATAGTAATATACTCGGTGCTACATCTGCTAAATATGGTAGAGTTGTTTTAGATAAAGCGATGGGTGCTAAAGTTGTTGATGATCCTAATAATTTATATGCAGTCTTTGATCAATTAAAAGTATTGTCTAATCGTATTGGTGCAGTAGATGCAGAACATGTAGGTGGGGCATACTTACAAGCATTACGTTATGATGAAATATTAAAAGCAAATGATAGCATCGATGCTAAGATAGATAATCTTAAAGAGAATCTTAAAAAAGATAAGAAGGAAGCCTATGCTAAAGGTAAGCCTAAAGATATTAATGCCTATAAAGAACTTGAAAATAAAACAGCAAGACTTATTGTTGAATTAAAAGATAAGAAAAAAGAAGTATCTGATGCACAAAAAGCAGCTATCCCTGCAGCTTTAGACTATGCAAACCAATTTCCTGAGATCAAACGTATTGCTGAAATCTATGACAAAATTAGATTAGATGAAATTGATATGCTTGAAAAAGCTGGTGTATATGGTAAAGACTTTGCACAAAAATTACGTGAAACAAAAGGTTATGTACCTCTATTCAGAGTAATGGATGATATTGAAGCTATTCCAGGCAACGAGGGTGCAAGACAATACTTTAGAGGTTTAGCTGACATTGGTAAAGAATATGCTTTCGAAGGTTCAGAACGCCGTGCTTTAAATATCTTTGATAATATGTTAACCCGTCATATGTGGGCAGTAAACGCAGCTGTTAGAAACTTTGCCAATAGACGTATTGCTGATGAGTTAGCTATCAGAACTGAAGATGGTAAACTTAAAACTTATAACATTATGCCTGAAGGTAAAGCAGATGTTATGACACCTATTTGGATTGATGGTAAAAGAACTTATGTTGAGTATGCTGATCCTTTCTTTGCAAGAGCAGTCTATGGCGTGGAGCCTGCGTTACCAGGCATACTAGGTTGGTTTGGTAAAGCAAGTAAGATATTACGTACAGGCGTTACAGCACTTCCTACATTCCAAATATACCAAGTATTTAACGATGCAACTCGTGCCGCTATGATCTCTGGTGTTAATCACCCATTTAAACTTATTGGTGAAGTAGTAAGTAGCTTTGGTAAGATTCTTAAAGATCAAGAAAATGACCCTATTGTTAGAGAGATGAATAGATTAGGTATTAGTGGTGGTTATGGTCATACATCTAAAGAGATTGCAGATAAAATCAGAAGAGATCAAGGTATGTTAGCTACAAGTCTAACTCAAAAAGCTTTTGATAAAGCAGAAAAGTTTGCAGCTACATCTGATATGGCACAACGTCGTGCGCTCTTTAAACGAAGTTTATTAGAAACAGGTGGTGTAGAACAACCTGACGGATCTATCATTGGTGGTAACAAAGTTCTAGCTATGGATCGTGCTATGAATATTATCCATTGGCAAAAACATGGTACAAGTAATTCAGTTCGAGTATTAAGCCAAATTGTTCCATTTATGAACGCTTACATACAAGGTATGGATATTCTACTTCGCTCTATGAAAGGTGAAGGTATTAGCGGCCGTGAGAGAAAAGAAGCTCAATGGTTGTTTGTATCAACTGCGTTAAAACTAAGTGCTTTAGCTACTATCTATAGTATGGCTGTATCAAGTGATGAAGAATATCAAAAGTTAGATGATAGAACTAAAGTAAGATCACTTATTATTCCAGGCACAGGCTTTAAGATTCCTGTATCTAATGAAGTTGCTATGCTTACTAAAGCTATCCCAGAATTAGGTTGGCAATATGTTACACGTGCTGATACTAATAACCCTATGGACGCAACTAAACTACGTAATGAATTAGGTAGAGCCTTTGTAGATGGATTAGGAAGCCCTAACTTGATGCCACAAGGTGTAAGAGGTATTGTTGAGGTAGCTACTAATCATAACTTCTTAACAGGTAATCCTATTGTAGGACGAGGTTTAGAGAATTTAAAAACATCAGAACAATTTACAGAAAATACTTCTGAACTTGCTAAACTATTCGGTCAAACAGAAATTATCTCACCACTTAAACTAGATCATTTATTAAAGGGTTATGGTGGTACGATGGCATCAGGTGCTTTATATACAACCGATGCATTTGCTAATCTATTCTTTGATAATAAACTACCTACAACACCATTACATAGAGTGCCACTCATAGGTAGCTTTATGTATTCACCTAATGGTAAAGATCAACTTAATGATTACTACGACCTTAAAGATAGGTCAGATGAAGTCACAGCTACTTTAAATAAATATATGAAGTTTGGTACTAGAGAACAAGTTAAAGAATTCGCTGAAGAAAATAGAGCAATGATAAATATTAGATCTCAAATTAATCAGATAGGAACTATGATGAAGACATTACGTGAACAACGTAAGAGAGTTATTATTAGTAATTTAAGTTCTGATGAGAAACGTGCTAAGATTGATGAGCTTGATTTACGTATTAATAAACAAGTAGAAACTATTGGTGCACTACGAGTTAAAGCAGGGCTTTAAGCAATACGCCAAGCCCTAACACCTAAGCAACCATCTTTCATAGTTACAAAAGCTTTTACTTTAACACCCGCTCTTTTAGCTCCATTTTCTATTGCATAGATTAGAGGCGAAGTCTTTAGAGTGGGGATAAAAAAACTCTCCCCTATCTCCATAGCTTCAAACGGGAATACCCATTCGGGTTCATTATGCAGGCTCATTCATACCCTTTAATGCTCTTTCAGACAATTTAGTTGTATTAAATACATAGGTCTCTGTATTGATTGTACCTGTTGCATCTTTCCAACCTGTACCCATACGCTTACGAGCCTCTTTAACATCTATACCAGCTTGTTGCATTTGGAATACAAACTCCCTTGAGCTTACCATATTCTCTGATAAGAACTTTCTAAACTCAGGTTTAGATATAAATATTAAGGAGCTATCTACTTCGGCTCTAATAACTAATGGTGATCTTGGTTCCATCGATGTCTTACCATCTTTAAATGCAAGGATACCTGTTTGATGCATGTTAATAAACTCACCAATAAGTGCTTCATAATCAATAGCATTGACCTTAACGACATTATCTCTGATCGCTACCATTTCACCTACAATTTTTTTATAAACTTTATCTAAATCATATTGAACAATCCCTGCCTTAGCCGCTATTTGACCACCTGTTAATGATGCGGCAATTAAGTTTTCATAGAATCGATAAGCTGTGTCTTCACCAAAATCTTTTCTAAATCGGTCAACCCATTTATCCATCATGCCTTTTATATCATCATCAGTATATTTAAATAAGACTCTAATAAACTCACGTCCTGCCCAACCATAATTAAATCTAAACTTATCAAAGATTTCTTTACCAAGTGTCGGATCATCATTAAAAGCTTGTGGTTTTCTAACCGCAAACTCAATTAACCTAGCAACCTCACCATTAGGATCTTTCTTTAAAATAGTAAGTTTGTCATAGAGTGAATGATTAGAAGTAAACACGGCAATCAATGACGCTGACATCTCGTGATCACGTTCTGCATTAACTGATGCTTGCATACGAATCTTTGATTTGCCCTGTGAAATCTTATGGATTAATTGGGACAAGGTTTTAGGCAACATATTACCCACCTCATCTAAACCAAATGGAATGTTATGAAGACCTAGATAACGACCTGTCATACCATTTTCTGTTGCATCTAACACGGATAAATCTTTAGGATTACCCCAAACAGATAAACAACTATATAGAGCTCCTGTTTTAGCTGCACCTGATTCACCTGTTAGACAGACTGTCACGCCGGAAGTAGAAGTATAATTCATTAGGATTGAGCCGAACCCTGTTAACAAAGTAAAGGCATGAAGCTCAAGACTATCTTTATTAAGTTTTTCAGCAGCTATTTTCCAATCATTAAATGACCCTGCTGTATTTAAATGTTTAGCTATACCTCTGCATAATGGTGAAGTAGGCGATGATATTTCTTGACCATCTTTCATGATCTCTGTTTCACCTACAACAAATGATTCATGGTTATCTGTCCAGCCCATCTGCATACGCATAATTTCTGCTGCATTTTTAGTCATTAAATAATGACCCCATTTAATTATATAGTTCATCATAAGTTGTGTTCCTTTTGGATCTGGATTAATTAATACCCCTTGACTTGAAATGATCTCTCTTAACTTTTCTGATGCATATACAAAACGCATAGGAAGTATAAATTCTCTTTCAGGGTCTCTAGGTAATACTGCTTTCATTAATAAACAATCGCCATCTGTAGGACTATAAATCCTTTTAAGAGGGTATAAATCATAGAGTGATACTAATATAGGTTGTTGAGAAACTGCTTTTCCCTCTTCAAATTTATCAGGAGGCGTCCAATAAATACCACCATGTATGCCATATACATATGGGAATAGTTCTTCAGGTAATGAATTTAGCCCTCTTTTTAAAACAGTATTTTCTTTAACTACTTCTAAGGCATTAGCAGGAATAATTTGTTCTATAGGTGTAGATTCTTCTGCAACGGCTATCTTAAATACTTTACCTAATGCTAATGGATTAGTAACTTTTCCACGATGAGGACACCCTTCGCATACACCAGGATTAACATTGTTAAATGTCTCACATGAATGAGGCATACCTTGTGTGGCTTGTGCTTTCCTTATAGTTTCTTTTTCGTTATAGTTTGGATATTCTTTTGAGATTAAATGTATAGCTGTATCTTTATCTACACAATGTTGAGCTATGGATAACCCTGAATACCATAAGGGTTCAGGTAAGGACTTAACATTTTCCATAATGAATGCAATCTGTGCACAACCTTTTCCTTCTTCACTATCTTCTACGAGCTTACCAAAATTAGATTCAAAGTTATCTAGCTTTAATGCTTTACGTTGATCTTCTGATAAACCTTTTGGAACGGATTGTAAGATTGACTCGAGTGTAGGTTCAACTTCGCCTAAGAACTCTTTGATCTCATCGAATACATAAATAGGTATATCTTCACTTATCACTAGGGTCGGAGTAGGAGGCATAGTCTTGTGGTTAAATGTATCAGGACATCGTAAGATACGAGCCAAATCTGCCGTAACAACAGGGTCTATATTAAGTCCACGACTTATACAATAATCTTTAAATTTCTCCGCGTAAGGTTTCCATTCAGCTGCGGGAATGTCTCTATCAAACAACCAATAAAGATGTATGCCTGTGCCTGAATCAATCTTAACAGGTGGAGGTAAGTTATTTTCTAATATAAATTGGTCAGCCGCCTTAAGTGCGGACTCTTTTGAATCGTAGCCTTTGCCTTCGCCAACATCAAGATCAACAAAGAAAGACCTAACGAACTTAGCCTCATCAGCTTTACGACTATATCCACTAAATGAACTGAGTGCGACAAAGATATTTAATCCTGTATCACGCTTCTCGTTAATAAATGTTTCTAAGTCGACTAGGTTTTCTACAAACTTATGTTTGACTAACTTAACTATCGGGTCAATCGTAGCTATGCAATAGACTCCGCTTTTGGGTAATGCTTTTGTATAAAATTCTTTAATCATAATTGCAGTGACTTTCTATTTTTTTAGTCAACAGTATCCCGTCACACAAATTTGTGTGTTTTCAAAATGTACAACGGGGATTCCTATTCTACTACTTTTTTATATTTTGTCGATATGAATCGTCTGTAAATATTTTTTAGCATCAATCGTATTAGGTACAGGTAATACCCCACCCTCCAAATCCGTCTTGACTTTTTCAATAAAATTCTCTACCTTATTTGCGTTCTTATCGTTAATTGCTTTACCTCTAAACCAATAGTAAACCGACATACGATGTACCCCTAGTGTATTAGCGACTAGGTTAGGAGGCAGGTTAGCTTCTACACAAACTTTACCTAACTGCACTCCCAATCTTTTCGGGTTTAAATTAGCAAGGCTTAGCAAATACTTATCGCTGTATGACTTTGCCATAATATCCTCTCTAATTTTTCACTGACCATTTTTTAACAATGTCGCCCACACCTGCTGTATTAGTTGAAGGTGCTGTAGGTGCTACTATTGGTTGTTCTCTTAATACAGGTTCTGCTAGATCAGATTGAACTGTAGGTTGAGGTGTTGGTTGTACTACTTGAGGTTGAGCAGGTGCTTCGCCTTCTGTAGTTTGTTCACCTTGATATACAGTTAATCTAACTGCTGATTCTGCCGCTTGAGATTTAGCTTGCTTCTCAATGATTGCATATTGTTCAGGTGGAACTGCACCAATCGGTGAGAACAATACTTTAGGCGTAGGAGACTTAGTATCAAATTGCATCTTAGTAATGATGCGTGAAGCACTAACATTATTGTTAGCTAACATTTGAACATAAGGTCTGAAACCCCATTTACCATTGTCTTCTTTTTGCCAGCAAGATGTTGAAGGTAATACTAATTGCATCACGTCACTATCTGGTTGATCTGGTAATACCACTGCTGTTCTCCAAGATAAACGACATGCTGAACCATTACCTGCTACAGAATTCTTAACACTGTATGGGCATTGATCGCATGAAGCTGCGGGAGGATTTTTAACATCAGTATCAGGTGTACGAGAATCAGTAGACCAACATGTTGGAACAATCTTCTCACCATCTTTATATGATGAAGCATAGTACATTCTTGATGCATTATGAGCCATCTTAACAATGATGACGTTCATGTGTCGGTCTTCAATAGCACCAACTTCTTTACCACCTGCATACTTACGGAAGACTCCGCCTTTGATTGAGATACGTTTGCTTGTATTGACTGCACCACCCGCTACGGCTAGAGTATCTGCATCTAGCCCTGTTTGAACAAGAGCTGGGTTGTTCTGTAATATAACTGATAATTCATTACTCATAATCTACTCCTTAATATTTATTCACTGGTTTTTTAATTGTAATACTGTACTCTCTCATGGAACTCATGCCTGGAGGTAATCCATCTTCACCGTGATTCGCCATATATTCTCTAATATTAGAGTTATGTAGGCGTTGTTGTAAGAACTCAATCATATTGTTCTCAACGATAAAAGATTTAAGATTATCCCAATCACTACAAACATAAGTTTCACGGAGGGTTTTAATAACTGTGCCTTGACCCGTCCTAATACTATCAGCATGTATAGCATTACATTTTTGTAATAATGCTTGTTCTAACTGAACTTGTTCTGCTTTTAATTCCGCATCTTTTACTTGGAATTCATTAGACATTTTCTCACGTTCAGATCTAATAGTCAAATACGTTTTGACTAGTGTATCTATTTCTACACTACTATCTTCTACTTCTACATTAACATCACTCATACTTCTAACTCCTCTCTATAAAGATCAACTAATTTAGTATGCATATCTACTTTACCCTGCAACATAGCATACATTTTCTTTTCTACATCTGAACCCTGTAAGTGAACTACTGTCATCTTATTTACCTGACCAACACGATCCATACGGGCAACGCATTGTAGATAAGTTTCAACTGACATCACAGGTGACCAAAATACAATCGTATCTGCTCTTGTTAATGTGACGCCATGTGATGCTGACTGCGGTTGAATTACTAATACACGGGGGCTTTCTGTATTCTGAAATCTACCAATAATACTTGCTCGATGCGTAGCAGAAACATCACCATGAATCAACTCATTATCAATACCTTGTGCATTTAAATGTCTTGCCACAACTTCTATTGTATGTCTGTAAGGCACAAAGATAATGATCTTGTGTTCTGTCTCTTCAATAACTTCATCTAAAGCTTTTAATCGTGGGGTAATATCAAACTCTACAACTTGTTTTTTATCTGTATATACTGCTCCTCCTGAAATCTGTAATAATTTATTAAGACCTGCCGCCGCATTAACTGCACTAATCTGTGTGCCTGCCGCCTCGATAAGCATCTGTTCTTTTAGCATCTTATAATACTTCTGAACTTGGGGCGTAAGAGGTACTTCTCTTGTTTGATACATAACATCAGGTAAATCTAAACAATCATTCTTAGCATATCGAATCGCAGGTTGTAATACTTTAAAGACTTCATGCCTTGCGTTTGATTTAGGTAACCATTTAAAACGGGTCACTTGATACATGACCTTATCACGCCAAGCCATACTAAATTTAGGAACATTCTGAGGACATACTAACTTAGCTAATCCAAATGCATCAACGGGAGACTGTGCCGCAGGCGTACCGGTGAGCATCCAAAGTCTTGTTTCAGGTTTTAATATTTTAGCTAGAGTTTTCCAACGAGTTGTGCTTGGACTCTTATAAGCATTTGCTTCATCAACAACAACAAGATCAAAGCCACCATTAATAATCTCGTCTCTAATAATATTAACACCATCATAATTGATAATAATGTATTCATAATCCCCCGCTATAATCTTTTTTCTTTTATCTGCTGTGCCATGACACACTGCTGAGGTTCGATGCATCGCTGTGTTAAATATATCGTTTTGCCAAGCTGAATACATAATAGACAGAGGACAAATAATAAGCACTCGTTTGATCTCACCCTGTGTCATTAAGTAATCTGATGCCCATACGACTGATGGTGTCTTACCTGTACCCGCCTCATTAAAACAAAATGCGCGACGATTGATACTTAAAAATTCAGATGTAACACGTTGATGGTCGAAGGGTTTATAAAGACCTGGCCATGCGTAGTCTCTTACAATAGGTGAAGGTAAGTTACTTCTAAATGAAACAAGTTGGTTAAGCTTAGTCATTTCTTTTACACCCCAAAAGATAATCATCTCTGTAAGGTTACCTTTATGGCTAATGATTTCTGCTTTTTCTATATTACTTGTGATGTGCGGGACGATGTGCTCGGGCACAGTGAGTTGTATTGCGGTATTATCTATGATTTGCATATAATCCTATACTAAAATTTAACTAAGTCTCTCCGAGACTTCTATCTACTACGAACTATGTATGTTACTACGTCTAATTACTATTGTCAAATATTCTTTTACTTTATGTCTTATTATATTCACAATTTTTAACAGGACAAAATCTACATAAGGGTGTAGGGTTAGCTTGCCATACATTGAGCTCATAAGAATTATTAAGTCGACCAAGTGATTGTTCAAAAGACTTCCAATATTTATCTATATTATCTCTAGTATATTCTTCTGTTAAAAAACTATTGTGCATAACAAATAATAAACCTGCCTTGATCTTATTCACTTGAGGAAAGTGAACGAATGTCATCAATGCCATAAGCTTTAATTGTTTAGGGTCGGGATATTTATTACTACCTGTTTTATAATCTACAATAAAAGCATATTCATTATCTACAATAAGTAAGTCAACGATACCACGAACCCAACGCCCATCATCTGTAAAATCACATTTAGTTTTGTCCTTATATAATGCCATTTCATATTCAGGATACTTCTCACCAGGAATATCTATAAGGGCGTCAGCGGCAGGTTTAAAACGTAAGTAATTGAGGGCAAGTTCTTTACCGTCTTTAACATAATCTTCTAAAGCTTTATGAACTTCCGTGCCATAAATCATTTTCTCACTTGGAATAACTGTATAGTTATGAGCTACCCTTATTTCGTAATATTTTCTAGGACAATTCTCATACTCTTTTAAGGCAGAGTAAGACCAAGTGAAGTTAGCCATCAGATAGGGGTTCTTCTTGCAATCTCTTTAGCAATCTTTGCCCTCTTCTTACCTTCTTCAGCTTTATCTAATAACTCATATAGTTTTGTCATAGGTAATGCTTTAAGTCTATCCTTACCTGTTCTTGTTTTGAACGGATCAGCTTTACGTTTACTCTTATGTATTTGTTGTGTCGCCATGATCTACCTTATATTTGTTTCGTTTAATTAAATTTTCTTTTGCGGGTATTACTTGTAAATTATCTGGAACATGTAGCCCTGAAACTAACTTTCCTTGTAATGGAATAATATGATCTACATGCCATTCAGTATCTGTTGTTTCATTTAAAAATAAAGCTAGTCCATATATAGTTTTTATTTTTTCGTAATCTTCTTTAGTTAACCATTTAGGCGTTCGTTTTATTTTGGCGGCTCTTCTTTTTGCTCTTAACGCGGCAGCAGCTTCTTTATTTTCTTGATGCCATCTTCTATTAGATTCATTATCTTTTTCTTTATGTTTTGCATAATATTCTTTTCTGTAGTTTTCTTGGTATTCTTTTGTTCTTTCTTTATATTCTTTAAACTTATCTCTATTCTTTATATAATATTCTTTCCAATAACTTCTATCTCTTTTTTCTTTTCCCTTCTCTTTATTTTTTGCCCAATATTCTTTTCTATATTGTTTGATTTTTTCTATATTTTCTTCTATATACTTTCTTCTCTTTTCTTTAAGAATCTCTTTGTTTTTCTGATAATACCTTTTTTGTTTAGCGTATTTATCTTTAACTAGATCATTCATTAGTCTTCCTTTTTTTGCACTTCGCCTGTTGATTTATTAAGTTCATATTCAGTTTCTTCAGGTTTTTTCTTTCTAAAGATTAAATCAAAGTTCTTTTCAAATTGTTCTGAGTTTGGTTTACTGTGTAGCCAATCTCCTGTTACATCATTCCTTGAAGTATTTTTACTCATAGTTACTCCTTATGTCTTTTAATAAATCATCAAAACTTAATTCATTTTTATCTTTAGCAAATTCTATACTCATAAGATATCGTGTTGCTTCAAAATTATACACTGTATGAGGTACTTGCGTATTAAATAAATAGTATGTTGAAGGCTTATACTTTAGTTCTTCTATCTTAAATACAGCGTCTTCTTTGTTATGGGTAAATGCACAAACGCTTCGCATCTCAGGCGTTAATAACATATTAATACCTACACCCCGTCTTGTATCTGTATGCCAATCGTAGCAAGTATATGGATCTAGCTTGAGTATGCCAGCCACAAAACTATAGCGGTGTGATAACCAAATAAAAAAGTCATCTTGAAATATAATCTCGGGTGGAATACGTTTAGCATCAAAATTATAATGTTCTATCCATTCACTAGGTTGAAAAGCAAAGTCTTGTAAGTCCTTAAATATAGTAGACTTCTTGCCTATCTCATAATAAGGTTTCATCAACAATCTCCGTAGCTTGCTCCATGATGAGCCTCACATGCCACAGGTAATCCTTTTGCCCATTCAGGTGGGGTTGACATTATATCTATAATGAATCTCATCGCCTCATCTATCTCTGCCTCAGGCACTACACATACCACTGCATCATGCACTGTTAAGGCGGGTCGATACTTCTCATGGATCTTTAACATCTGCTCGCCCACAATAATTCTAGCTAATGCTTGTACTACGTTTTCCACGACTGACCCACCCCATATAGAGATAAAGCCTCGACGTGACTTGTAGATATATTTAGATTTAGCTTCTGATGTATCCCATGTAAGACCCGGATATTGTATGTATAACCCATTAGGTAGTTTGATACCACGCTCTGCTACAAGTAGAGCCTCGTGATTACCTAGATAGTAAGGTTTCATATTATCTTTCCATGCTGACATATTGCGTAGGGCTTCATCTGATTCACGCCATAGATCAATCACCTTATTATTAACATCACGATAAACTCGAACCAATCTTTGACATTCATCATCACTCAATACCGCTCCAGGAGGGCTTGTCTTTAATGTATGTTGTAGTTTACTCCACCCTGTGCCATACCCTAATCCTAGTGTGCAAGTTTTACCTACAAATCGTTCTGTCGCGTCTTTCTTTGTAATCGGTCTATCATATACTTTACTTGCAAACTCTGAATAAACATCACGACCTTCTTCATACCACTTAACCACATCGTTTTGTCCCGCAAGCCATACTAAAACACGGGCTTCAATTTGTGATGAGTCACAGTTAATTACTCGGTATCCTTCAGGTGCTACGACTGCGTTCTTGAGTGCTTTCTTTTTCTTGTCACGACTAGGTAGATTTTGAAAGTTCACCTTATCTGACCCCGCCCATCGTCCTGTATGAGCTCCATAATATTTGAGTGGGATAGGTAGCATACCCTTGTTACGTTTACCAATACCGATGAACCTTTCAATACGAGACTCTTCTATCGTGGACTTAGTGCCTAGCCTCACACTACAAAGTTCTTGAATAAATGAATCCTCGTGTTCTGTCAAAGCAATAAAGCCCTCGTCGTTTTTAGCGAGGGCAAAGGTAGGGTTTCCCGTTGCGGGACTTGTCTTCATAGGGACTATAACACCAAGCTCTTGGAGTATCTCTGCAAATTGTTTATTAGAGGCTAACTTAGCTCTGACTTCTTCTTCGGTCTGACATTGTAGCTTACTCATTAAACCTTGTAGAAGATGTTGCTTCTCTGCTTGGACTTCGCTTAATCTTTCTAGTAAGAGTGCATCGTCCACTTGAAGCACAGGCTCGGTATACATACGGAGGGTTAGATCAATCAGTTTTAATTCGTTTGTAGGGAAGTCCTTAGATAACACGTTCCACAATTTATAAGTAAGTTCAACGTCGTTAATACAATACTCACCATATCGACGAGGATCATCTATACCAAAGTCTTCTAATCTTTTACCTTTAGCATCGACAACCTCTGTCCCTTTAGCACCAAGTTCATAGCGTTCGACTAAGGCAGCAAGACTACCACCTGCATCAACACCATGTATAGCCCGTGCCATAGAAAGCGTATCCAAGTAGATATGAGGAATGATATTAAAAGTGAATGAAAGAATACCTCCGTCAAACTGCGTGTTGTGACATAAGAGGATAGTTTCCTTCCAATTGATTTGATCGAGCTCTTGTTTGATTGCATTGTGAGTTCCTGTAACCCAACGTGTCACCTCGTCATTAATCTTAATAGCTACTCCAATGACTTGGAAGCGTGGGTCTTTAATGTATTCTTCTGTAGTTAAACCTGACAAACTAAAACCTACATCATAGTAGGTCTCAAAATCTAGTGTGACTAGTTGCATAAATGCCTTTAAAAAATGGTGGGCTACTTGCCATTAAAAATTAAATACCGTCTAAGAAATTTAGTTTTAAAAAAGTGCTTTCGCCCATTAACTTTATAAGATCGATAATATTACTACGAATGCGATAAATAGTCCAAGCATAATTCTATTGGTTATCTTCTCATCTTTTTCTATTTTATCTTCACTTTGATATGTTCCGCCCCATGCGTCTCTTGCTGAACGAGGTGTAGGTTTATCAAGGGAGTCAGGGTTAAAGAATCTCCAACCTTTTTTTGCGTTTTTCGCAAATACTTTACGTTGCCATGTTTCAAATTCTTGAATCGCTTGTCTTGCACTTGGGTCAAAATTATTCAATTTTGCGTCTAACACAATTTTTCTCCTTTTATTTTGCGTATTTTTCAAATTCGTTACGGCACTCGACCGAACACCAACGTCTGTCGTCTTTAATTGGTGTTTCACACCAGATACAATGCCCTGTCTGATTAGAAGGTTTTTTGATTTGATCATGTGCGTTCCTTATTCCAACATCGATAGCGTGTTGCATTAAATCATTTGCTATATCGATCTCATCACTCATCTTATAAACGTCTTATTTCTTGAGTCAATATAAAAGTATTTGCCCCAACCACTTCCTGTCCCTCTTGGTAATGCTTTTGGTAATTTAATAAGACCCCGTTTATCTAAATCTCTTACACGACCTTGACTGCCTGTTGCATGTAATACAATTTGATTACGAGTTGCGTTTGGATACTTTTCCATATATTGATTTACTAGTGCGATGAGTTCTTCATCTGTTTTTACTTTTGGATTTATTCCCATTTAATATTTTGCCTCTCCTACTAGATTAAAAAGTTCTTGTTGAATTTGTATTGATGTTTGCTTAGGTTCTTGTTCTAGTCTTATTACTTTAACACTAGGATTGTTTTCTGTAAACCACTTTGCCTCCTTGACAGACCATCGATACTTGCGTATGACTTCACCCTCATCGTCCACTACTGCGTAACTAAACGGAATCATGGCGTAATAGTCTTTTGTTCAAAGCATTCAAGGTGTGACTTCACATAAAAGTTAGGTCTAATCTCTTCATAGAGTTCACCTTGCACACATTTAAGATTCATTTTATATTTTGTTTGAGTTTGGTTATATTTCATAATGCCCCATGTAATACAACACCCTACAATTAAACCTACTAATATAAACCCTGTGCCTTCATACTTGTTATCCATTATTGTCTCCTATTTAAATGGTTTGCCTGTAATCCAACCTACTAATGAATAGCGTCTACCTTCTGTAATAGGTGTAACTTCATGTAATGTTGGTGAAGGAAACGCAACAACTGTGCCTCGTTCTTTCTTCATGACATCGGGATTATCATTCAAATGAATTTGTAATTCACCACCTTCATAGTCTTTAGGGTCTGATAATTGTAATACAAATGATAACTTTCTTACCGTTCCATTAAACATACTATCAACGTGCTTACCATAATGACCACTTGGTGCATTATATTCTGTGAATTGAAAGCCTTCTGTAAAACCAAACAAATCAAATCTAAAATAGTCTTCATTCAATCTTGTAATAATATCTGTGAGTCTTTGATATACCCAATTAATTTCGGGGTCTGGGGTAATCCATACCACTTTACTTTCACGAATTTCAGCATTGAGTTCACCTTTGTTAGATACACCCGCATTTATTTTCTCAAAATGTTCTGCGTAGTCAATAATCTTTTGGCACTCTTCGGGAGTAAACGCTTCATCCCAATATGCCCATGCGTTTAACTTCTCTACTTCAAAAGCCCAACTTGCGTTAGGTTGTGGTGATGGTTTTAAACTTTTAACTTCTTTCATTTATAATCCTCCGTTTGCGTCGATAAGACGTTGTGTTGATTCACGATAACTTTTTATACCTGTTATCTTTTCAATTTGTGTTTCATCTTTATAAAGTGGTGTGATCGTTATATGATGTTTCTTGGTAGGCAAATCGCGTATCCAAGACAATTCTTTCGGGCGAAATTGGGTTATCGATGACCACACAAGTTCACCATGTATGTTGAATTCCTCAATTGCCCATGCGTATGGATCTTGTTTCATTTTAAGTCCCTAGTAAAATACATGGTTGTTTATTATAACACGGGGTTTCATACCCCACTGATTATTTAATGCTATATGATGAAAATTTGTAGCGCCTTTAGAATAATCTTTTGCTTTTAAATTTAATATCTGATAAGCAATTTTGTAATACGATGTTCCCACAAGAGTCTGAGGCTCGGGTGGTTTTAGTTTACCATACCAAGAAAACTGATATGGTTTTTTCATTTCACTACAAATATTTTGTGGTTTAAAATCAGCACGACGATATAAGACATAGCCTACCGCGATCTGTCCTGCTAGTCCTTCGCCTCTTGCTTCCATGAATATAGTTGTAGCTAAACACGCTAATGCTTGATCTAGCATAGTGACCTCCTTGTTTAAGGGATTAAATTAGGATTGAGTTTCTTCCAAGTGAGAGATTAGGTGATTAAGATACCAACGTGCTTTGCGTAGATCTTCTAATCCATTTTTGTTATTCCAACGCCACATATACTTAAGTATGTTGCCTGTGTCTGTGGCTTCAATACCTCGTAGATATTTTGTTGCTTCTGCGATAGCATCAATGCACTCGATTGAACCTTGAGTGTAATGAGCGGGGTGATTTACATTATCTTTTACTTCTTGTTTCTTTGCAAACTTAATGGGTTTGCCTTTGTATTTATTTAATATTGTTCTTAATCTAGTCATTCGATCTCCTTTACTAGAGTCAATAGTGTTTCTATATTACCTTCATTTATGACGATTGCCAAGCCTTGATTTTGTTTTATCTGCTCGATGTTGTATTCTTGCAACGCAGTAAGTTTACCTTTACCGGCCTTACATTCGATGCCAATAAACTTTCCCTTGTAGCAAACAATGATGTCAGGCACA